TGCAACAATTGCAGTAGGTACTGTTTCATCAGGAACAGCAGCAGTTACAAACTCTGGAACATCATCAGCAGCAATTTTTGATTTTACTTTACAAACTGGTGCAACAGGGGCTACTGGTCCTGCTGGTGCCACTGGTCCTGCTGGTCCTATTGGACCAACAGGCGCAACTGGTGCTGGTGTTCCAATTGGTGGTACCACCAATCAAATACTGTCTAAGATTAACAGTACAGACTACAACACGCAGTGGGTTTCTGACGGTGTTCCTATTGGTGTTGTAAATCCTTTTGCTGGAGCAAGTGAACCTTCTGGTTGGCTGTTGTGCCACGGACAAGCCGTAAGCCGTAGTGTGTATTCTACTTTGTTTACTGTTATTGGCACCACTTACGGCGTAGGTGATGGTTCCACCACTTTTAATGTTCCCGATATGCGTGGTCGTGCTGTTGCAGGTCGTGACGACATGGGTGGCACTGCTGCTTCTCGTATAACGAGCGCAGTTTCTGGAATCACTGGAACAACACTTGGTGCTGCTGGTGGAAACCAAAACCTTCATCAGCACTCACACCCCAACACGGCTTCATTCAGTGGTTCTGGAGCGAACACTGGAACTGTCAGTTCAGACCACAGCCATTCATATCAGACTGTTTACAACACTAGCGCAATGAGTGCTGCTGGTGGTAGTTATTTTGTTTACTATCCAACCACAACAAATACTGGTGGCATTAGCGCAAACCATACACACGGATATACACCATCTGGAAGTGTTTCTGTTAGCAACGCAAACCAAGGTTCGGGTGCTTCTCAGAACATTCAACCCACAATTATTCTAAACTACATTATAAAGGCTTTACAATGAGAATTAAACTTGAAAATTTACTTATTGGTTTTACACCAAACAAAGAACCAGTTTTTGCTACCGACAAAGATGGGTTCAAAATTGCATTGCGTGATGTCCGTGATATTTTTCTTAGAGAATCTGATTGGATTCAAAACTCTGATAGCCAAATTCCACAAGAAACAAAGCAGGAATGGCTTAATTATCGCCAACAGTTGCGTGATTTTCCTAGTTCTTTTGGTGATTCTTTTATTGATTCTGTTGTTGAGTTTCCTGAACCACCACTTGCATATCGCCCTCGCACTTGGGTTAATTTGGTTTTTCAAGAAAGCGAAATTTCATAATAACTGTTATCGGATTGCCGTAAATAGTCTATTCTTAAATATATAAAAATATTATGGATTTACAACAATTAATTAACGAACGAGAGTGGCGTTTATGTCGTGGACCAGAAAACGCAACCGTTGAACAACAACTAGAAGCATTTGTTTACTTCTGCGAAAACTACTGGTACATTAAGCACCCCGAAAAAGGGCGTATAAAATTCACTATGCGTGAAGCACAGATAGAAACAATGGAAACTTGGATGTCTGAACGCTACAGTATTGTACTCAAGGCACGCCAAATTGGTTTCTCCACTTTGGCTGCTGCATACGCTTTTTGGTTGGTGTTTTTTCAACCTGACCGTTTTGTTGTTATGTTGAGCCGTACCGAACGAGAATCTGTTAAGTTGCTTGCTAAATCTAAATATGGTTTCAGGTTTCTTCCTCAGTGGATGAAAGAACGAGGACCTAAACAAACTAGCGACCATCAACAGAAGATGATGTTTGAGAATGAGTCTGCTATTGAATCGTTGCCTAGTGGTTCTGACCCTGCTCGTGGTGAATCTGTTTATTTGGTTATTGTTGACGAATGGGCTTTCCTTCCTAACCCTGAGGAAGCGTGGGCTTCTATTGAACCTATTGCTGATGTCGGTGGGCGTGTAATTGGTTTGTCCACTGCAAATGGTTCAGGTAACTTTTTTCATCAAATGTGGGTTGGTTCCCAAACGGGAACAAACCAGTTTGAAGGAATCTTTTTCCCTTGGTCTGCTGGTGACCGTGATGAGGACTGGTATTCAGTTAAAGCACGCAACATGCAGTCGTGGCAGTTGCATCAAGAATACCCTCGTAGCCCTGAAGAGGCTTTTGTCAAATCAGGTAACCCTGTATTTGACATTGACCTATTGGACAGTATTGCAACTATTGAACCTTTAGAGGGTTATTTGCATGCTTATTCTGATAAGAAGTATGAGTTTCGTGAGGATGAAGATGGTCCTCTTAGTATTTGGGGTTTCCCTAGTCCTGATAGTGTGTATTGTGTTGGGGCTGATGTGGCTGAAGGACTTAGTTATGGTGATTATAGTTCTGCCCATATTATAGATGCCACAACGGGTGAAGTTATGGCTCATTGGCATGGACATTGTGAACCTGATGTGTTTGGGGAGATTTTGGCTGATTTGTCTTGGTGGTATAATCAGGCTTTATTATGTATTGAATCAAACAACCACGGTTTAACCACAATTAAGGCTGCCCAACGGGCTGGCTACCGTAATCTTTATAGGCAGCGTAAAATTACTCAACGCAGCCCTCAGGCTACTGAAACTTTAGGTTGGAAAACCACAACGGTTACTAAACCGTTGTGTATTGACGAGTTATCGGCTGCTATCCGTAACGACGAACTAACCATTTACTGCTACAAGACTATTGGGGAGTTGCGTACTTATGTTCGCAAGGACAACGGAAGGACTTCAGGGTCGCCCCACGACGACAGAACGATGTCTTTGGCTATTGCCAACCAGATGTTGAAGTATGTTTGGTTGTCCGAGTATCGGGGGGACACCCCCGTACCTAAAAATAGTATGCTTTGGTGGGAACAGCACCTTTTTAGTGAAAAAGGTGTTGGTAAAGTACCAATTGGTGGGCATAATATCCGTGTAGATACCAAAAACCCCCTCTAGGGAACAAACTATCTATTATTATGGAAGTAAAACGATTTATTTGTACTGATTGTGGTGAATACGCACATGAAGTCAAGCAAAAACGAGGCGAAGTTTGTTTTAAATGCCACATTCGTGGCATTCGTATCGGCTTTACCTATGGTAAGGAAGTTTTCAGTGGTCCTACTATCGGGGAAATCCAGCGCAAAACTGTCGCTGACTCTGCTGCTAAGGGTATAACGGCTGAACCTATTGGGACTCGTTGGATTTAAATGGAATCTTGGCTTGTACCTATTGTGGTGGCTGTTATCGCTGGTCCACTTGTGGTACTGATGCAGTTGCTCCGTAAGGAAAACTCAAGCCAACATAGTGAAGGTCGGGAACTGCTTAACAGGGTAATATACAAGGTTGATGCAGTTGGAACAAAAATTGACAACCATATTGGTTGGCACGAAGGAAAAGAGAAATAATGCCAAAAGTTGGAAACAAAACATTTCCTTACACTGCTAAAGGTATGAAAGATGCTAAAAAGGCTGCTGTTGCAATTAAAACGGCTAAACAAAAGAAAGTGAAAAAGAAATGAAGTTTAATATTACTCAGGAACAAAAGTGCGCTTTTGCTTCTTATGTCCGTTCATCTGCTGCAACCGTTTTGACGGTTGTGTTGGCTGGCGAAACATCACCCAAGGCTATTTGGGCTGCCATTACAGCAGCCTTTCTGCCTCCTGTGGTTCGCTGGCTGAATCCTAAAGATGCTGCTTTTGGTCGTACGGTTAAGTAATGGCTGCAAAGAAGAAACCTGCCATTAGTGGTTTGCACTCTCAAGGAATTATTGACGACATCTTTAAAGCAGGTGGAAAAAAGGTTATTAATCAAGTCCGTAGAGATGTTCGCAAGGCTGTTAAATCATCTAATGCTGCCAGTAATGTCATCAAGTCTGGTGCAATGAAACATTTAAGTAAAGCAACTGGAGATTCTATTGCTGCTCGTCAAGCAGCAGCAGTGCATTTTGCAGAAGTAAAAGGCATTAAACAAATTAAACGCACTAATCAAACTCAAGATGAGTGGGAAAAAGAGTGGAAGCGATATTGGAATAGAGTAAATAGGTCTGGATATTCTAAAGCAGTTAAAGAAGAAACTGATACTATGAACGCAAAACGATTAGCAAAACAAAATCCTCTTATTAAAAAGAATGCTGGAAAAGTTAGAACTAAATAATGGCTCGTAAATCACAGTTAGAAATCCTTACTCAATATCGTCAACATATTGAGACATCACGAAAGTGGCGTAAAGATGAAGGACATGACGCTACTTGGAAGCGTCTTGTTGACATCTACAAGGGTAAGCATTATGACCATTATAGTGACGAGGACAGAATGTTGATTAACATTTCGTTTTCTACTGTCAATGTTATTGGTCCTGCTGTGGCTGTGAACTATCCTAAGATTACGGTTAACGCACAGAAACCTGAGAATGCACCTAATGCTGTTGTGGCTGAGGCTGTGGTTAACTATTGGTGGAAGTACCGTAATATTCGTGAAGAGTTTCGTCGTGCCGTTAAAGACCTACTTATTGTAGGTCACGGATGGATTAAAACTGGTTATAGGTTTGTTGAGGAAGGAGCCATCAGTGAAAGTGGTGAAGAGGATTATAGTGACCCTGTTGGTGGTGGTGAACCTACTAGTAATTCTGTCATAACAACCGACTGCCCGTTCGCTGAACGGGTGTCCCCTTTTGATGTGTTCATTGATGCTGATGCTACAAGCATGCATGATGCCAAGTGGATTGCACAGCGTATCCGTCGCCCTATTGCCGAGGTAAAGTCTGATAAGCGTTACAACAAGGCTGCGCGTGAAGATGTGACTATTATGGCTGTTAGTCGTTATTCTGATGACCCTAGTCAGCGTAAGGTTTACGACAAAAATTATGGTTATGCTGAAATATGGGAGTATTATGATATCCGTACTAAAACAATGTGCGTTTTCACTGAGAACAGCGAAGTGTTCCTTATTAAACCTACGAAGATGCCGTATGCGTTTGGACATCCTTTTGTTATGTTGCGTAACTATGATGTTCCAGATGCCTTTTACCCTATTGGCGACCTTGAACAGATTGAACCGTTACAGAAAGAACTGAACGAAACTCGTACGCAGATGATGAATCATCGTAAGAAGTTTTCTCGTAAGTATCTCTACAAGGAATCAGCGTTTGACCAGTTTGGGCGTACAGCCTTAGAATCTGATGATGATAATGTTATGGTTCCTGTGGTTTCTGATGAACCATTGGGTGGCGTAGTAACAGCATTCCCTGCTGTTATAAGCCCCCCAGAATTTTATAGTCAGTCTGATTTGATTACTAACGACATTAACCGTATTACTGGTTTGCCTGAGTTCATGAATGGTGGCATTCCTGAGATTCGTCGTACGGCAACAGAAATCAGTGCTGTTCAGGATGCTGCTAACTCTCGTACGGCTGATAAGTTGGCTATTGTTGAGTTAAGTATTGGCGAGGTTGCTCGCCGTATGCTTATTTTGGCTCAGCAGTTTATGACTGGTAAACAGGTTGCCCGTATAATCGGTAAAGATGGTGAACCGTTCTGGGTTGAGTATGACCGTGAATACCTAGAAGGCGACTTTGACTTTGAAGTGGTGGGTGGCTCAACACAACCCCATAACGAAGCACAGCGTCGCCAAATGGCTCTACAGGTTGTGGATGCTATGGCACCGTTCGCTGGTTCAGGTATTATCAACATGCAGGAACTTGCTAGTTATGTTCTTCAGGTTGGCTTTAATATTAAGAATCCTGAGAAATTTGTCCAAGCACCCCCACCTCCTCCAGAGGCTATGGGTGGAGGAATGCCACCACAAGATGGTGGAATGCCTCCACTTCCACCTGAGCAGGGACAACTTCCACCCCAATAGGGAACAACCTACCTATAAGTATGAGCAACCGTTTTAGGACTCTAGGAGAAAAACAAAATGAGCGAAGATTTCGCACCCATATCTGATGTAGAACCCGAAGGGTCAACTAGTTCCAGTGAGGATAGTCATATAGATGATAGCCCATCTTTGGATGTTGCAGAATACTCTAATTATAGAGTCCCTGTAAAATTTGATGGTGAGGAGCAGCATATTCCTCTTTCTGAGGCGATTGCTGGTTATCAACGACAGGCAGATTATACACGCAAGACGCAGGAATTAGCACAGCAGAGGGAATCTCTCAATTTTGCTAGTTCATTGCAGACAGCACTTGATAGTGACCCTGCTGCCACTCTAGAGTTGTTAAGCCGTCATTACGGCGTAACTTTAGGGCAAGCACAGCAATTGATAGACTCTTCTTATGAAGAGGATATGGACCCTAGTGAGCGTAGAATCCGTGAGTTGGACCAGCGTTTGGCACAGTTTGAAGAGTATCAGTCTCAACAGCAGATTGAGAAAGAAATTTCCCGTTTGCAGGCTAGATATCCCGATTTTGACACAAATGAAGTTGTGCAAACTGCTTTACGCAGCAACACAACCGATTTAGAAGCAACATACAAACAACTGGCTTTTGATAAAATGATGAAGCAGCGTGAGTTGGAAAGTCAAGCGCAACAGATTAAACAACAGAAGGAATCTTCCGTTGTTGAGGCTAAGCGTGAGGCTAGTGTGGTTTCTGGTGGCTCTTCTGCCACTGCGAACACTACAACCGATACTACTGAACCTATTACTAATATTTCAGATGCTTGGATGACTGCTAAAAGACAATTAAACGCCAATTTTTAACATTTCCTAGGAGGAAAATACTATGGCTGGAAACAGTAACTTTGATGCTATTCTTTCAACAACACTTGCGAACTATCGTGACCAGTTGACTGATAACATCTTCTCAGCACGCCCACTTACATACCACCTTATGAACAAGGGTCGTATTCGTATGCTTAATGGTGGTACAAAAATCGTAGAGCCACTTATCTACGGTGAAAGCAGCACAGTCAAGCCATATTCTGGTTATGACACAATTGACCTAACCCCTCAGGCTGGTATTTCAGCAGCAGAATTTGAATGGAAGCAGTACGCTGCTAGCATTGCAATTTCTGGTATTGAAGAGGCTAAGAACAACGGCGAGCAAGAAGTCATTAACTTGCTTGAAGCCAAAATCATGCAGGCTGAAGAGTCTATGCGTGAAGGTTTCAACCGTATGTTCTTTGGTAACGGAACCGACACCCTTGGTGCTGGTGGTACAGACTCAGGTAAGTCTTGGAACGGTCTTGGAAACTTGATTGAATCAGGCAACACCGTTGGTGGTATCAACTCAGCATCTGGTCAGGATAATGACTGGTGGCGTTCGTACGAGGAAAACACTGCTGGTGCTTTGACCCTCGCACAAATGGCTACAGCCTACAACACTGTATCAGTTGGTAATGACCATCCAGACATGGTTCTCACAACTCAAACATTGTTTGAGAAGTATGAATCATTGCTTCAGCCTCAGGTTCGTTACACGGACACTGCGACTGCAAACGCTGGATTCCAGAACTTGCTGTTCAAGGCTTCGCCTGTAACTTATGATGTCCATGCACCTGCTGGAAACATGTTCTTTATCAACTCAAAGTACATTTCACTTGTAGGTCACTCTGGTAAGTGGTTCTCTAACACAGAGTTCGTACGCCCTGAGAACATGGATGCACGCTATGCTTTGATTATGTGCTACGGTAACCTCACGGTCCGTAACCGTAAGAAGCAAGGCAAGTTGACAGCCAAAACTGCCTAATTAGCAGTAGAACAAAGAGGACAATGGTGGGGGATGTATTTCCCCCACCTAGTCTGACATAGTTAGGATTATATATTATGGCTAAGAAACCACAAATTGCTTTTGGTGATGATTTAAAGCGACTTCTTGCAGCAGCATACGCTGGTGCAAAAGGCGCAAAGAAGAAAGAACAAGCAGGTCGCATTATTGCTAAGGCAGAAGCAAAGGGTAACCCTACTGTTGCTGGTGTGCGTGGTAAGTCAAGCAAAATGGAACAACAGTTTGTCCGTAGCAAAGTTAAGCGTCGCAACATGGAATCTATTTCTGCTGATGCTGATAAGCATATGCAGCGTATGGCTAAACAGGGCAAAAATTGGGATGGTTCCCCTGTTAAGAAGGCAACGAAGCCTAAGTCTGCTCCTAAGAGGAAGTTGACTGTTGCTGAGCAGACTGCTGCTGCACAGCGTGAACTTGATAAGCGTGCAAATGATGCACGAATTATTAAAAAGGGAACTAAGGCTGCTAATGTTGCTACTGCTGCTGAGGCTGTGGGTCGTAAGGGAACTAAATTGACTCGTGGTGGTAAAGAGGTGCCTGTTTCTAAGAAGAAGGCTGATGCGCTTGTTGCTATGGGTAATCGTGCTGTTGCACAGAAAAAGGGTGGCAATGCTAAGAAAACGGCAGACCAGTTAAACCTTCAGGCTAAGTTCCGTAACGCTAAGGGTGCTGATAAGCGTAAAGCGAAGCAGGCGTTGGACAAGCACAGAAAACTACACGGAAACTTTACAGGCTAGGAGATTATTGTGAAACAACGACCAGATACTGACACCACTAATGGAAGTTATGGAGGAAAGCGTAAACCTAAAAGGGGTGGGCGTTATGCTAACCACAGCCCTTCTCCTTCATATTATGAATCTAATGATTCTTTGAACACATCTATGTTTGCTGGACCATTTAGAAAGCCAAAGAATCTAACTGATTCTTTGGGTACAGCCAGCAAAGTTGCCCGTAAATATCGTAAACTAGGGAGTAAATAATTATGGCTAAGCGTGGACCTGCTATCGGTGGTTTACATTCACAAGGCATCGTAGATGATGTTGTTAAAGGAATAGGAAAACTTGTTGGAAATGCCAAAATTAAAAAACAAGTTAAAAAGGCTTATCCTATTGTAAAAGATACAGATGCTAAAGTTGTTAAGCAGATGCGTAAAGAGCAGTTGATGAAGGCTAAAGGTTATGTTAAGTCTGCCCCTAAAGCACAGCAATCTTCTAGGCAAAGAGGTGCTTTGAACAAGTTGAAAATGGAGACTAAACCACTCCCTCCTAAAAGGAAGTAATTATGGCTAGCAAGCGTAAACCTGCTATTGGTGGATTACATTCCGAAGGTATTATGGATGATATTATTCTTCCTATTGCAGACAAGGCTTTAAAAACTGTAAGGTATTCTAAAAATACTAGATACATTAAAAAAATTGATAAACTTGAAGGTTCCAAAAAGCCTATTAAACCCAAAAAAGCAAAAACTCTTGATAAGGTTTATACAAAACAAGATAAACTTTCTCGTCGTTCTGAAGATGGTCTAGGTATTGGTAATGAACGCCGTCGTCAAGGATACGAGGACCGTGCTGAAATAAATACGATTAAATCAGAAATTGCAGCCAAAAAAGGTAAAGGTCGTAAAGAAGATAAGTATGACCGTAGGGAAAGTGTTAATTGGGCTAAAATGCAAGCAATGGAAAATGAAACATCCCCTAGAAAAGCAGCAGTTGCTGAAAGAAAACTACAGAAAAACGCTAAAAAGGGCAGTCGTTCAGAAGCCAAGTGGAGAGCGAAAAATTCATAATGGCTGCTAAAAAACCACAGGATTTGCGTGACATTATAAATGCAGCAAACAAACTGTTTAGCAAGCCGTCACCACGAGGTGCTACGGCGCAGGCTAGTGCTGTTGTGTCACGGGCGCAGAATGTTAGCAACAAAGGTGCAAAAGCAGTATCTGATGCTGGAAAAGCAGGTGCCAAAGGTGTAAGAGCAGTATCAAACTATGCAGTAGGTGACCCCAACAAGGGAGTTAAACACATGGTTTCAACAACTGGTGTATGGCTTATTCCTTATGGTAAAGGTTATAAACTTGTTAACAAGGCTATAAAGGGTGCTAAATACTATAAATCAGCGAAGGCTGCTCGTGGCGCAGTTAAAGGTGCCATAGTTCTTGGTGCAGACACGGCTTTAAATGCTGGTGTAAATAAACTTCCTAGTGGAAAGAAACCTTAATTATGGCTTCAAAGAAACCAGCAATCAATATCCCTCTTGATGATATTGCAAAACTTGGAAAAAGTTTAACCAAAAAATTTGGTGCTAAAACCTCTAAAAAAATGCTGTCAGGTATGACAACCAAGCGTGCAGGTATGGAATATTATAAGCAATACCCAATTAACTCTTACCTGCAATACCCTACTTCTCCTGTTACAAAACCAGTTAAAAAGGCTGGTGCTGCTGTAACTAAAGCAAAGCCAAAACCCAAGGTTAAACCACAGTCTAATGTTCCTACTTCTAAGCCTAGTGCTGGCATGTCACCTAAGAAGCCAAAGACTTTGTCCAAGCCTGCTAGACCTAAGAGGGATTATATTCCTAAGGGTAAGACTATGGCGCAAACTGCTGCTGAGCAGCGTGCAGCGCAGAAGCGTGCTAATCAGATTCTTCGTCGTACTGGTGATGCCCCTACGCCTCGCCCAAGGGGTTCGGCTGTAGAGCCATCTAATGTTCGTGGGTCTATTATTCAGCCCCCTCGTAAGGCTACTATGCGCCCTCCTAAGCCTCCTAAGGAGTCTTTTGAGGCTGATGCACTTAAGGCTGAGGTTCGTGCTGATAGGCAGAAGTTTGGGCGTGGACAAAAGCCAAAGGGTGGGAAGCGTAAACCCCCTCCTGCTGGTGGTGTGGCTGCTAAGAAACCTAAGAATCCTAAGAAACCGTCGGGTGGTTCTGCTGCTAACAGGGCTGCTTTTAGGAAGGCTGAGGCTGAGTTTATTAAGAACTATTTGGCTACTCGGACTGGTGTTAAGTCATAATAGAACAAATTACTTATTAGTATGAGTAATTCTGGCTTTAATTCTTCTGATATCCCTGCTGGTGCAGTGTCTGCACATGCTTTGTTTGGGCAACCTGTTTCTGGGCAACGCCCTGCTGGTGAGCAGGAAGGTTCTATGCTTGCTGCTGCTTCTGGTCCTTATTTGGGTCGTGGTAATAAGTGTTCGGCTAAAGAGGATACTTGTGAGGGTATGCGTGTTAAGGATGAGGTGTTGTGTATGGGGCATCTTCGTTCGTCTAAGAAAGTGGTGAAGGATGGCGTATAAGGCTATGACGGCAGCCGATATTCGGTCTGCCGTTCGTTCTATAACCGATTTGGATTCTACTGATTTGTCGGATTCTTTGTTGGATTTGTATATTCGTGATGGTTACTATCGTATTTTGGATACGGAGAAGCGTTGGTCGTTTCTTGAGTATTCGTTTGAGTTCAGTACCCGTACTGGTGTTCGTGCGTATGAATTGTCCACGCTAACTGATGAACCTATGGGGCAAATTTCTAGTATTATAGATAATCGTGGTACTGGTTACCGTATGGATATGATTGGCTTTGATATGGCTGAGCAAACCTATACTGGTTCGTACGACACTAATGGTGACCCTTTGTTTTATGCTTTGTGGAGTGGGTCTATTCATTTGTATCCAAAGCCGAACAATGTTCGGACTTTGGTTGCTCGTGGTTATCGTGAGCCGTTGGATTGGCAAACTGAGGGTGGCGATGTTGATGCTATTCCTAGTTTGCATTTCCCTCTTGTTTACTATGCGTGCAGTCGTGTGTATCAGCAACTTGAAGATACTGCTATGGCTCAGATGTATAAAGGTGCTTTTGATGAGGGTGTGGCTTTGGCTGTTAAGAATGCGACGACACCTAATAGTCATAACCTTATGCGTTTGAATGCTGGTCAAACTGAGAACCGACCTACTTATAGTGGTTGGCTTCGCTCTTTGGGTAGTAACCGTTCTAATTGGGGTTTGTAAATGTCTCAGATTCAAATTTTTGAGCAGAAAGATTTTACTGGTGGGTTGAATTTGCGTTCGGACCAGTTTCAGTTGGCTAATAATGAGTCTCCTGAAATGTTGAATGTTGAAGTTGACCCTAGAGGTGGTGTTTTTAGTCGTGGTGGTATGACCCGTATTAACCCTACTTGGAGTCACGGTGCTTGGGCACCAGATAAATTGCATTCTTTTTATAGTTCTACACATCATATTATGATGTCAAATAATCATAATGTGTTTAAATCTACTGGTGCTGATTTTACTCGTCTTGATGTTTCCAGTGGTGTCCCTATTGTTTCTACTTCTCCTCACGGTGTTTGCTTTGCTTCTTGGGGTAATAATCTTTATATGTCGCTTGGTTCTAGTTCTACTGCTGGCGCATACAAATGGGATGGTGTAGCCACTTATGCTACCAACTTAACTAGGTCTGGTTATTCTCCTCATAACTGGCAGACACGAAGCACTGCTTCTGCTGGTAAATTTCCACAGTGTGAACATATTGCTGTTCACGCCAATAAAATGTGGGCTGCTAACACTGTTGAGGATGGAATTAGTTATCCTAATCGGATTCGTTTCTCTGATGAGTCGCTACCTGAGAACTGGGTTGAAGAAGATTTTATTGACATTCAAGGTGGTGGACCTTCTATTATAGCAATTGTGTCTGTTAATGGTGTGCTGCTTGTTTTTAAACAATCAGCAATTTACGCTATTTACGGTTATGACTATAATGATTTTCGTGTAGTTGCATTAAGTGAACAACTTGGTTGTTCATCTCATCACGCTTTGGCTGCTTCCGATTCGGGTGTTTATTTTTTTAGTAGCAACAATGGTTTGTTTTACACTAACGGCAACAGTGTCGTGGACATTTTTCAACCGTTGCGACCATTGTTTGATTTGGGTCGTATTAATACGGCTTCTGAAAATTCTATTAGTGTTTCGTGGATTGGTCGTCGCGTGTGGTTGTCTTTGCCTTATTCGGAAACAACACCTGTTGAATATCCTAGTGTTAACTTTGTGTTTGACCCTAGCATGAATTCGTACACTATGTTTAAAACAGCCGACAATAAGGGACTTGTTGGTGGTTGTGATTTTACAACAGTAACTGGTTTAGATTTGCGTCTTGCGATTCACCCTAGTACACCTGCTGTTATGCAAGTTGACCGTTATTCTATTGATGCTGATTATATTAATGTTGATGGGTCTTTAACTGGTTTTGCTAGTTATTATCGTACTAAATGGTTTGATGCTGGTTCTTATATGCAGCGTAAAATGTTTAGACGACCAGAGTTGGTTTTGCGTGAAACAGATTCTCAACAGACGCTAAATGTTAAGGTGTATCACGACTTTCAGGAGGCGTTGGGTTCCGAGAAGCGTGAGTTTAGTTTGGCACAAACATCTACTGCTCAGGGTTTAGTGTGGAATGAGAATTGGGCTTTAGAACCTGCTGGTGGTACACCGTATGGTGAATCTTGGTCCAACGAAACATTGGGTGGCAGTATTGCTACTGCATCTAATCTTGGTTTATGTAAAACAGTTCAACTTCGGTTTAGTGGTGAAGCCACAAAACCGTGGGGTATTAATAGCATTGGATACAAATGGAGTCCAAGAAGGGTTAAAGGATAATTATGGCTACTTTTTCATATACAAACTTGTTTACGGCTGGAACACCAGCCGTTGCATCACAGGTGAATACTAACTTTAATGATGTAAGAACATTTGCACAGGGTATTTCTACGGGGACAAACATTGATGCTTCGGCTATTAGTGAAGCAAAGATTGCTAATAATGCTGTGTCGTATCCAAAACTTGGTGCTAGCGTACTACCATTTTTGGCACCTGTTGGTTCCATAACTATGTACACTGGTGTTACTGCACCAGCAGGATGGTTGTTATGTGATGGTGTTACTAGCACTGCTGGATATACGGCTCTTGCTGAACTGGTTGGTGCTACCACACCTAACCTTCAAGGTAGGTTCCCTATTGGTGATAATAGTACTTTGGCTTTGAAAGGTACTGGTGGTTCGCTTAAAATTACTGAGCCAAACCTTCCTTACCATGTACATTCCATAAACCATGACCATCCTGCTTTTGACACAACTGGTGGCGAAGGCAGTCATGGACATGCATACAATGTTGCCGTAATAGGAAGCAACCCTCTTTTAAACGCATCAGATACATCTGTTAATTATGCTTTTGACACAACCTCCAATACTACTGAACCTGCTGGAGCGCATAACCACTCCATTAACCCTCCTAACTTTACTGGAAACTCTGGTGGTGGTTCAGGCTCAGGAACCGATTATTACCCTCCATATTATGTTGTCAACTTTATCATTAAGCACGACTAGGAACAATTATGGCTTGGAATATTGCAAACCTTTCATTATTGTCTAAAACTACCGACAACTCTGTGCTTGTCCAAGCATTACGGCAGTTATCGGTAGAACTTGAACGGTTACAAAACGAAATTGACAGTCTTAAAAGGAGTGTGAAGTAATGAGTGACACAGGTGCATTTTATGGTGACTTCGGTCTTGCCGAGGCTAGCGCACGCCGTCGGCGTGCCAAGCAGTCAGTAGCAAACCAAAACGCAGCAGCGTTTGGTCAGTTGCGTGGCACAAGAAACATTAACGATTTACAGCGTCAATATAAAGAAGGGTTCGCACCTGAAGTTGCTAGTTATGGTCGTCGTGGACTTGGTGGACCTAGTGTTTCATCTGGTATCCGTACGGCTGGTCTAGAAAAATACGCTGCTTCTTTGCAGCGTGATTTAGGTCGGGAAACTGAAAACATGAATGCTGGTTTACAGCAATCTATGGATGCTGAGGCTGTTGCACAATCTGATTTGGAAGATTATTTGGCTCAGTTGCGTTTGCAACAACAGGGTTCTGTTTTGCAAACTGCTGTAGATATTAAATCTCAGGCTAGTTACTAGGAGGAATTATGGGAAGATTAAAATGGAATCCACAAACAGGCAGATTTAATACTGCTGGTGGCATAGACAACCCACCTAATGGTTTTGCACCTGCTGGTACACAATATGTTGATACGGTTACTGGTGAAACTAAACTTGCTGGTCGTGCTGGTGCGCCCGACATTGTCTTGGGTGGTGCATCACCTACAACTACAGCCTCTAAAAAGACTTCACCTAGCACGACAACAGCACCTGCTGGTAGTAAACCTAAGGCTGGAACAACAACTAGCACTAGTGTGGCACCTGCTGGTGGTAAAGGAAAAATCAACATTAGTGGTAAGGGTATGGGTGGACCTACTGCTGCACAGGTTCAGGCTGGCAATTATGTTGGTTCAGAAAAACAAGTTGCTTCTGAAAGCAATGTTATAAACAAGGCTATTGAAGCAGCATTAAAAGGTGGCGATTATAAAGGTGCTATGGAATTGATTGCTGAGTTGGCTGCGTCTGGTTCTGGTGGTGGTTCTTCAGGTCCTAGTGCTGCTGAAACTGCTGCTGCAACAGCCAAGGCTAACGCCGACTCTTACCGTGCTGCTATGGCTGCTGCACAGCAGCAAGAAACATCGGGTGAGTCATTACAGAAAGCCTATAATGCACAGGCTGGTACTTTATTTGACACACAGTCGGCTGCTATAAAGAAATATTATGGCGACCAAGCGACAACTGCTGGTCAGACCATTAAGACTGCTGGTGAGAACTTCTTGGCGCAGTTGCCACAAGCAACAGCGTACGCTAATGCACAGGTGGCTAATTTGCCTCAAGCCCAACAAGGTTTGTCTGAGGCTTTGCGTACTTATGGTGCGACGACAGGTAAGGCTGATGAACAGTCAGCACAATCTACGGCTTACCTTGATGCTTTGGCTAAGATGCAAACCTCCTCTAATCAGCAGTTACAGGCTGCTGATACTACCTATATGGATGCGTTGCGTACGGCTGGCACAGGGGCTAATACGGCTGCTCAGCAGGCTTTGACAGGGAACATAGCCCAAGTTCAGGCTGGTGACATGTCTAATGTTAACACTGCACAGCAGGCGTTGCTTCAAAAGGGTATTGAGGCTGTTTTGGCTGGTCAAACCGAGGCTGCTTCTACTAGGGCTAATGCTACGGCTCAATATGGGGTTCCTAAGAAACCTAAGCCCAAGCCTAAGCCTAAGCCTAAAACAGTAAAGAAATAGAACAATTCATACAATTATAGAGGTTTATTATGGCTAACGAAAAAGACATTATACAATTCCTGCTGTCTGGTGGCTCATATGAGGACATTAAAGGAAAATACAACAAGGGGCAGATGATTGCTGCCTTGTTGAAAAACCCTGATGCCATTGAAAAACTTCAAAAACAGGGTGCAGAACAGGGGGCTAAATATGCTACTTATAACCCTTCAGAACTGTACGACACTAACGCTGGCTTAAACGCCACCGAATTAAAATACTATAATATGGATGATAAATATAAGGGTTTGGTAACTGATTTCTTTGATGTTGTCCGTGCCTCAGGTAACAATGAAACGCAAGTTTCAATGTTTAAAACTGGGCTGACATTGGACAGAAACAAAACTGCTGCAAAGTACGGCATGAATGCTGGAGAATTTGATACATTATTGAATCAGTTAGAAAAAGACCGTAAGTCTTTTGCATCTAATGAAGGTTCACGACAGAAAGCGAATATGAGTGCGTTTTATAAACAGCGTCAAAAATTGGGTATTGCACCCACTACAACAGATAAAGCAAGCGTTTCTGATGAGTATTTATCTGCTAATGTGGGTGTTCGTGGTTTGTCTGGTGTTGCAACAACACTTGAAGGTGTTGCTAAACAAAAGTCTAAGTCACTTGCAGAAACCCTTGTAAAACAAGGCAGGTCTGAATCTGAGGCTAAAAGATTGCAGGCACAGTTTGAGAAGCAGTTCACTCAGGTTGCTAAAAAGAAAAAACTTAGCCCTACTGCTTTTTCTGCTGTTGATTTAATTAAGAAAACACTAGGACAGTAATGGTTGTATATCGTTCACCTTTTTCAAGTAAAACACCTCCTGCACCAACACCTACTGCTAGTAATAATATTGCTAAAAGTATTAGTCGTGGTGAAGAATTATTAAAGAATCTTGGTAGCACACAACCTACCAAGGGTGGTGGGATGTCTAACGAGACTGGTATGAAAACCAGCGTTGCACAAGAACAACAAAAACTTGATTCAGGTTACTCTACTGCTTTAGCAAAAGTTGCTAACAGTAAATTAAGTGAAGCCGATAAAAACAAGGCACGCAAGGCTTTGGAAACCACATATAAAATTGGTATTAAACCTGAGATTCCTAATAAGAAAACTAATGCTATAGATTTGTTTACTAAGGGTGTCGGTGCTGTTCTGGGTGCTTCTGGTAAGGCTGTTATGGAAACGCTTGAAGCGACACAAACCGTTTCTCGGTTTGCACAGTCAGGTCTTAAAGAAATTGCTGACATGTCAAACCAGTATGTGCAATCTGGTAGTGGCAAGCGTCTTGAAGGTGGACAGCGTGCTTCTTGGTCTGACTTTATGAAGCAAGGACACGACAAAGATTTCAGGTTGCTTCCTCAAACTGGTGTTAAATGGATGGACACAGTTATTGACTTTGGTGTTGACATGGTTTTAGACCCTACTACCTATATTGGTGTCGGCGCAGTAGGAATGGTTGGTAAGGCTGGTCGTTCAGAGTTGGCTGTCAAGTTTGGTACTGAGGCTATGCGTTTGAAGTATCCACAGTTAATTGGTAAGGCTGATGACATTATGCGTTATGGCGCAGCAGCAATTCCAAAGGAAGTGCGTGCTGCTGAGAATGTGAAATTTGGTGTTAAGGCTTTTGGTTCTGTTATTCCTAAGACGGAAGCGTTGGGTCAGTTTGTTTCAGGTAAGGCTGGTGTTGGCACTTTGCTTCGTGCAGGTACTGGTGACATTATAGAAAAAGTTCCGTTGGCTAAGGCTGCCCGTGTCAAGTTAAGTCCTTCTAGTCGTGCTGGTATGGTTTCCAAGGGTATTGGTCGTCGTCTTGGTTTGGATGACAAAATAATTATTGATGAGATTGCTCATTATACTTCTGCTCGTGCTGCTAAAGGTTTTAAGCAGGCGTTTTATCGTAAGTCAACGCATGAGGCTGCTAAAATTCTTAGTGAAATTGAAAGTTATGCTGGTAAAAAAGGCAAAGGTGATTTAGGTAAAGAGATTGTTCGTTTGATGGAGGACCCTGTTTTGCTTGCGTCTGCGTCACCTGAGAAACAAGATTTTGCTAAACGAATGCTTGCATGGCAAAACGGCAAGTATGGTCGTGATGGTGTTAACGATGTGATTAACAAGTTTAATCTTGATTATGGTGGCACTATGAACGAGATTGGTTTCGTTGATGATTATGTGCATCACACCATGACTGAGGATGCTTTGCGTGAAGTGTATGGTGAGAAAAGCAGATTTAAACAGTTTTTTAAAGATGAAGATTTAACTTCTGCTGAACTAGGTAAAAACGCTGATGCTGCTCGGTTTCGTAAATATAAAAAGGGTGAAAAGTTTATGGATGTTGAACTCCAAACTGGCACCATTGACGAAATTAACACTATCTTTCGTAAAGAAGCCCAAGTGGACTTTGACTTCTTTGAAACAGACCTAGCATCTGTCGCTGATAGTTATGCTTACAGTATGGCTAATGCTCGTGGGCGTGAAGCGTATGTTCGTCGTCTTATGGATTATGGTTCTGATGTTGCTCGTGTAATCAACAAGAAGTCTGTACCTGATGCTGCTTTGGTTGCTAAGTTAACAGCAAGTCATGCTTCTATTGCTGGTTTACGCCGTGACATTGTCACTGCTGTAAACAAAGGTGCTTTAAAGGCGAAGGACAGCGCAGAGAATGTTGTTGGTTGGGCGCAAGGAGTTATGAACACACAGCAGGCTCGTGTGGGTGTGTTGGATTCTGAGGTTGCTGTTGTCCAAGCAAAGATTGCTCGTATTGAAGTTGCGCTTGCAGATGCAGCAGCAGAGGCAAGTGCTAAAGGGGCGCAGGCACGAGGTTCGTTTCAAGCCATTCATAAAACATTGTTGGAAGATTTGCAGGACCTGAAGCATTCTATTGCTAATGGCGAGATGTATCAACAGGCTGCTCATATTAAACTGCGTGAAATTTATGTGCAGATGTTCCCTGATTCTAGGCGTGTACCTAAAAATGTTGATGTGTTGATTGACAAAATTAGCCGTGAGGTTGGTATGTCACCACAAAACACAGCCGAAGTTCGCACCTTGACGGAGCGACTTCGTGTACTTCAGGAACAAATTTCTGAGACACCACCTGATGCTGGAGAACTGTTAAACGACTTGTTGGACACGGAAGTGGAACTTGTTAAACAACTAGAAGGTTTCAGTGTTTTGGGTGATGTTCGTTTCGCTGCTGATTATAGTGAAGATGGTTTTATTTATGGAACCTATGATGATTTGATTCCACGAGAGTTTGACCCTAATCTTGACCCTATGCCGAGGGTTGTCTCAACCCGACCTATGGTTGCTGGTGACGAGAATATGAGTGTGGATGACATTATGGCTGCCCATAATGGCTTTATGCAAGACGGGCGTAGCGTTGCTGCACACGCAATCCCTAATGATGTCATTCACGACATGCGTAAACCAGAACATTATTATGACTTCTGGGACCCTGAAGGTGGCGTTGGTGAAGCAGTAGGTTATGCCCTCTCTAGGGCTGGCATTGACACCGAAGGTGTGTTCTTAACGGCGTGGGATGATGTGTTGCGTGACGGTGCTACCGACCCTATGTTTGAACAGGTTTATCCTGCTTTGGATGAC